TAAGATATTTTTTTTTAAGTTGAAAGTTTATTTTTTTAATTCGGTACTAAACAAAGCCTCGCCCCGTTAATTAATTATTCTATCGGTCTCCAGCCGATAATATTATCAGATCGCCATACTTTATTGAAAAAAACGATCTCAAAATAAAACCCAAGACGATTTGACTTGCACTTGCATAAATATAAACCAGCATCATCCGGCAACTCCTCTTTCGGGTCTCTCCAACGAATGGCTTCATTATAACCGACCATAAATGATTTGTGAGCAACCCCTAAAAGTTCATTTATGATATAAAAACCACTGTGATTAGAACTTATCAATTCCTCTTGTAATTCTCGAACGAAGGCTATTGCTTTTTCTTCTGCTTCATTTTTCATAATATATAATACTTGTTTTGTTTGGATTCTGCCCACATAACATCGCCGCAAGCGTTGAATATTTTAGTCCCATATCTTTAGCAGCGCTTGTTACTGTAGGATATATTTTCCCCGTATCATTGTTGATAACCTTTCTCGCCATGCGATTATTTTCCCCGGTTCTCATCCTGCCAGCGTCCCTTAAAATTTTTCTATGTCTATCCCCTATTTTGCTTAATCCAATACTAAATGCGTGTTTGCAATTTTCACTTCTTGTACACCACTCCAGATTAGCGACAGAATTGTTTTCCTTATTTCCGTCAATATGATTTACATCAAGAGATTTATCATCAGATGGAATAAATGCCTCGGCTATAAGTCTTTGAACTTTTATTGTTTTTGATTTATAATATCCAACACTAAGTCCAACTCTTAAATACCCCTGTTTATCTTTCGACATTTTTAGAAATTTATCCGTCTTTGCGCTATATATTCTGCCATCATTTGTTGCGAAGTACCCCTTATATTCATTAATTTCTTTAAATATTATTTCTTCTACTGTCATAATCTTTAGCTTATATCGTCAACCTCCAAATCAAATTCCCATAATGGGTTTTCCGTTGAAATCTGGGCAGTATATCCCAAACAAAACTCCACCCATTCTTCCATTTCAGCATCGGTGCACTCACACGGTGCTGTTACTGTTATTGTGTATTCCCTTGTCATAATCCCTCCTGTCTTAATTTTTCTTCTTTCATTTCTTCTTCGGTTTAAACTTTGCTATCAATTCGTTCTTGCTCCAAATCTCCTTGTCTTTCGTTATCCTGATGTCGTATTCGACGCTTTGGATGAACCGCCAATACTCAAGTCGCTCCGTGAATATCCTCATACCGCCATTCCAAGTTTAAGTTCTACAATCCTTGCCGAATCAGCGACAAGCAACTTTTGCCAGTATCCGTGTGCAAGGTAGTCGTTGATGGATAGTTTCGTCTCCATCTGCTTCAACCCGTTGATAATCGAACTGTGGCTCTTATATCCGAACATGTCCGCTATCCGCATCAGGCACCAGCCTCTTCTTCTTAGATAATAGTACACCGCAAATCTGGCGTAGGTGAATCTCACTTCTCTCGACTTGTCAAGCAAATCGACACCGAGTATGTTTGAAAATTGCTCTGCTGTCATGTCAAAATAATGTTAGTTGTCTTTGGTGATTTATTAATCTCTGTTTCGCCTGCTCGTAATAATCCTTATCCAATTCAATAGCTGTTAAATCAAACTTTAAGTCGTGGCAAGCTATGCCAATTGATAAACTCCCAAAATGGGTGTCTAAAATTGTATCACTAAAAAATAGTCAGGAAGCCCACGTGTTTCAACCGTGGGAGGAATGACTAAAATGGTAGTTTTTCTATTGGTGTGAATGGTAAATCGTTCATAAAGGATGTATTTCCCGTAGGAGCGAATGATAAATCATTCTTGAACTGCTCCTCGCTGGTGTTGAACTTCGGTGTTGCTACCGAAAGACCCGAATCCAGTTCCTGCCAGTTATACACGAAATTTTCAAACGGCTCATTCAACATCCGCTTGCTCTCTATCTCGAAGTACAACCCGACCATGTAGTCCTGAACACCCAAATCCCTGTTCTTCGCCACCTCGATCACGTTGTGGAACTTGTGATAATGGGATGCAACAGCTTCGCCGAAATATTCATTCGATTGTCGTATGTAGTCGTTGTTAACCCTGTGGACAATAAAGACGTTGTCGGCAAGGTTTCTGATATTCCCCGTACCGCTAATGTCGTCCGGTCTTAATAGCGCCTTGGATTTCTTCGGGTGTGCAACAACATGTATATGCACGTCAAACTCCTTTGCCAAAGCGGACAATGACTTCACGGCGCTCGTCTGTTGAGCGTTCATCTCGTTCCCAAGCTCGTCAAGCTCGAGCGTCATTATATTATCCAGTACCACCACGTCAATATCTTTCTTTCCCAACCGCTCCCTCAAATCGGCAAGAAGCTGGGTGTACTCGCTTCCGTAATCGTTGTTGTAAAGAAAGAAGTGCCCGTCAAGCCACTTGTCAATAAGAACCCCGTGTCTCTTTGGAACGTAGAACCTGTTCTCATTTTCGGTAGCCATCGTGAACTGTCTCCCTGCTGCCTGCAAGCGCAACCAGTTCTTAACCCTGCTCGGAGTGAGTTCTCCCGAATACATCAGCACGTTGAATCCGTCGTTTACCGCAGTAAGTGAAAGCTGCCCCAAGACGGTGGATTTCCCAGATGAGGAGCTCCCAGTCCATATTGAAAGCTCTCCTTTCATGAACCCAATAATCTTCCTGTCCAGTTCGTCAAAATGCGAACGGACGTAAACAAGGTTGCTCCTGTCTATGTCCTGTATCTCCGACATCTCTAAGAACTTCTCCCCCTTGTCCTCTTTCTGCGCTTTCTTTACTTCGGGTTTCGTTCCGTATGCGGAATGCCTGTGCGGAGAGTACTCGTATGCCCTCGGCTCGAACATCTTCCTTACATCCTGCCACCGATATTGAGAACAGGAGTTGTGAAAACACTTGTATCCTATCGCCCCGCTATCGAGTCTGAATATTGCCGCATCCTTTCCGGTGTGGGTATGGTCAAACAGACAATGCTCCAACACGTACTTCTCGCCACCTGCATACTTAGTCCGCTCTCTTACCTTTATGCCGTGACTTGAAATAAAGTTGTCTATATCGAACCTGTCCGCACCGTAGCTGTTCCATCTGTTCCTCTCGTCTGGAACCGGAAGCATCGCCGCAACCTTTTTCAACAGGGATATGTCTGTCGGCTTTATCTCGTCCGGCGCTTTTGTTATCCTGCTCTCCCTGTGCGGCCTGTCCTTGCTGTCCTTTCCCTTTCTCGCAAATGTGCCGTAGAGCTTCGTAATCCTCGAAGCGTTAAAAACTGTCGTGTCTATCTGCGCCTTTGGAGTAGAAAAGAACATATCCAACACCTGAAGAACCTCACGTATCAGCTTTGTATTTTCGTCGCTGTTTTTAAGAAATATCGGGTACAACAAGTGAAAGCCGTTTCCACTGTCGGCAGATACCGGAGACGAAAAACCGATGTCCCTAAGGAACTTATACACCTTTAGTCCCGCATCTCTCGCTTCCGCCTTTTCTTCGTCGGTAGCGCCAACCCCGGTTGGTCTTGTCGGGTCAATATCAATAAGAAGCCATCTCCTGTTGGTGATGTCGGCGTCTGATGTTGTATTCTTTGACAACTGAAAACACTCCTGCTGCTTGCGGTCGTAGCATCCCTCTGCAATGTCGTTGAACACGAAGTATATGTTATCACGGCTGAAAGGTTTCAACGCCTCTATAAGACTGTCTGCGCTCTTGAAGTACCCGCTGTAAACCTTGTCGCCTATTATTCTTACCTCTACCAGTCCGTTGTTCTTGATGACATCGACCGCCATCCGCACTTGCGTTTCATCCATTTACTGCGCCTCCGTTATCTTTCTTAAATCCCTGTAACCGGCAATTTCAACGGTCTTGGGTTTTTCAGTTAAATCATACTCCGGCAGGTTGTTCAAAAACGTACCGAAGTTCTTCATGTACACCTTGTCTCGTTTGCAGTCATCAACATACCTCTGTATCGTACGCACAAGCTGATCTCTTGTCTTGTCTTTCAGCAGCCGTGCTATCTTCCCCCTGTCGGAAGAACTCTTACCCAGGTTTCTGCCAGTAACGACACATCTCGTCGGGTATGATGAATAAACGGCATCAACATCTTCCTTGTCAGCTACCGGCTCTTCCCTTGCCATGAACACACTCTTTGCCATGTTGTAAATGGCATCCACCTGCGATTCATAGTATATGTCCGGCGCATTGTCGGGGATTGTTTTCAACACCGTATGCAGGTACTCCCGAAATTCGGTCTTGTCGCTTTTCTTTGCCATATCAGAAGTTTATCAGATTCTTTTCAAATTCACTTTCCGAAATTCCCCGAAGAATAGTGGAGAATATCACATCTTTTACCCTGTCATACAGGTCTCTGAACTCGTGCTCATCCATGCTCGAAAAGGAAACGGACTTCGGCACATCCACCCATTCCTTTAATCGGAATGAAAACACCTTGTCGCAATGCCCGGCGGCTACTTCGAGAGACTTCCTGAATACCTCCTTATTCCCGTGAAAGAACTCCACCTGCTTCTCGTTAAGATACTCCCAGGTGCAGTTAATCAATGCGAAGTACAGATTGTGAAACCGGATATTCCTCGGCTGCTTTATCTCCGCCTGATATACCTCTCCTATTTTCAACTTCTTCTTTTCGTCATGGTCGGCATCGTACATCGGCACGAGACCTCTTGCCGTGTTAAGCAGGTTTAGCTTCATAGCTTCTGTACTATTAAATCGTTTATTCCTTTCCAGACCTTGATCTTTCCGTCAATATACAGCTTGTTTAAAGCCTCCCTAAGAGGTTCTTCTCCCATATCGGAACACTTGTTCCATATCTCGATGAAAGGGGCGCAAATCGGCTCTATTTTAGCTTCTCTGCGCCCTCTCTCTATCGTGTCGATTGTGGAAAGAATCCTATCCAACTGCATGTTTCCGTATCAGCTTAACCGTGTTCTTATCGGTTCTTACAAAAGCACAGTTCGAGAAGTTGCTTATACCGATATTTCTGTACTGCATGGCTTCCCTCCTGAATACTTTTACCCAGTAGCTATCGTTGTTTTCTTTCATGGCTCTTTTTTTTAAAATGGTAGTCCGTCTCCTCCGTCAGAATCGGGAATATCTTCCTGTCTTTTCTCAAACTTGTATTCCTTGCCGCTGCCGACAAACACTTTTTTTGCCTTGTTCTGCCGCTCCTCTTTGGTCTGCGACATATATAACATATGTGTTTCTCCGTACTGTCCTGTCTCTCTGCGTTCGTCAAGTACAAGGTTCACATACTTCTTGCCGTTCTTGGCTTCCACAATTTCACTTTTCGGAATATCCGATAAACATACGCTTACTGTAATCATCTTCTTAATTATTTTTGGTTTTAAACTGTTATTTCAACTTTATCCTGATTGACGGCTTTACCTCCGTCTGTTTTACATATTCCTTGTGCAGTTCCGGGTGTTCCTCTTTGAACCTCTTCCCGTCAAAGGTCTCCTTTGTGTAGGCATCGACTTTTGAAATGGTGAAGTAATCGTTATCCCATCGGCTGACACCGTGCCTCTCAAACATCTCGATAAGTTGCTGGTTGAAAGTGTCCCTCTTTACTTCGAGTTCGGCAATCTCCACCAGTACGTCCGACATCTTTTTTACAATCTCAATCGCTTTCTGGTCGTTAACAGTCAGCAGGTTCTTTTTTACATACTGCCGACCATCTCTCTCGCAGTTTAGGAGCTCTATCACTTCTTCCTGCGGAATTTCATCAATTGGATGTAGCGATACTCCGTTGCGAGTCCAAATGGCGTAAAACTTGTTCACCGGAATATCGGGATTGACAATGTTGAAAAGATACTTGCAAATTGACAGTTGCCATGACAGCGACTCCTTGTCGAGTGCCGCCGTGTTCTTAACATCACCCAGGTCAACCGCTCCAATAGGCGTATCCTTAAACCTCAACAGCTTATCTATCGGGGTGGCAAAATCGGCATAGTCCGTGACAATGTATTCACTGTCTAAAACTTCAAATCCGCTATCCGCTTTAAGCTGTGCGTAAAGTCTCGCCTCCTCGCTGTTGATTTCTCCGAACATGTCATATACCTGTAAGTCTTCATGCACCTTTGTTCCTCTCGCAGCAGCAGCTTTTAGAATCTTTTCGGGAACAGCCCTGTACTTGTCTGGAAAAAGTTGTCTGGAAATAATACCAGTAATTCCGGTTAGCCTCTTATCACCAAGCCAATACTCGTGGTTTTCGGTAAGGATTACGCCGCAGTTATTTAGTGCCAAGTCGTTTCTTTGCATTTGTCATCTCGTTTTTAAATTCAGCAACCCCCTGTAGGTTCTTAAAGGTATCCCACACAACCATCAGGTCTTTTGAGCTCTTGCATTTTGATATGGCCTCCATAGCCTGTTTCATGTCGCTTTCAATATTCTTTGGCGCTTTTGCCTTTGTCTTAGGCTGTTCCGCTTTCGTCTTTGTTCCCATCGAAAATCGAACATTACCGTTCTGGTCTTTTATTTCCAACTCGCTGATCTCTCTCCTGTCGTTATAGGCGATGTGAGATACCTTGAACTTGACCTTGAATGACAATGCCGGCTTTCCCCTTGAATTATCAACTTCTTCCGCCGCAAGGTTAATCCAGATGAAAGGAGCAGTATAAAGTTCCCTGCCAATACCAACGTTGAACCCAGCCCGTTTAAATGCGTCCGATGCCTGCCCTTTCTCTTTCTCCGTGTTGCTCTCTACTCCAACATCCTGTTTTCTTACCCAACACCTCTTGTCGTTGTCCCAGATTTCAATATTGCAGAACAGGTTGTCGTTGATTACTTCGTGCGTCCTCTGCCAGTTTCCGTTTCCGAATATTTCATCAAGCAGGTTCATATCTGTTCTTGCATCCTTGTAAAGCAGGAGAACACACCCGTTTGTCTTTACTGATTGTGCCCGACATTCGATTTCGTCGGCTCTTAATAATCGTATCTCATTCATGTTATAGGTATTTACTTGTTGTGTCTCCGCAAGACCGCAGGTAATCGTTGGTCTTTTCAATGGCTCTCGCCTCAATCTCCGCCTCTTCAAGCCGATTTCTTTCTTCGGCTATTTCTTCCATCCGCTTTTTTACAACCTTTCCGACAATATCGATAAACATCTCCCTGTCAAACCAGTCTGGGTCTTTTTCAATAACAGCCGTCCTGCCAGTACTGTATTCGTAGATAATCTCGTCTATTTCCAAGTCATCTTCAAAATCGTAGGAAAAGAAGAATGTGTATCCGCAGTAGTCGGTGTAGAATCTGCCGTAGTCATCGTTATTTTCGGCTATCTGGATAGCAGCATCCGCTATAATCTGTGTTGTTGTCATAGTTTTCCCTTCATTACTTTTTTAAATTGCTCTTTGGATTCAAATTTGATTGCATTTTTCCATGTATTACCCAAAATATCATAATACCTATTGTAATCTTTTCTATCATAAACTCTTATTATAGCATAAGAAGTGTCATTATCCCAGAATATCGCCAAATCGCCTTTTTTCGGCTCATCGCTCCACGGTTCGAGCCAGTCCTCGTCAAATATAGGACCATATATATCTTCTGAAAAAATCACACGCCCATTACCTATATATTCTTTAACAGTAAGCCTTCTCCCAATATATGCGTCCATTCCAGGCGTGAAAATTGGCTTAATGTTTCCGTGAGTCTTGCTCGAGATGCCGTCTTTTATCCTAACAACATCACATACCTTGAATTTACGCTTCGGAATGTCTTCTACGCACTTTTTGTCGTCATTCCACCGCTTTCCTTGTTCGGCGAGTGCATCAATCATTCGTTGTTTTTCTTCTGTGGTTGCATGGCGTTTGACTCCATAGTAACCTGCAACTTTATCAATGACGAGCTCTCCATAAACTGGTAAATATGCGTGATCAAATGTGCGACCACCATCAGCCTCTTTGAAAATTAAAATTGAACCGAACTTGCTAACAACGAAGTCTCCATCATTATAAATGGGAGTGTCTTCAATACACTTTTTTTCGGCGTTCCAACGTTTACCATCTTTCCTTAACAATTCAATTAACTCTTGTTTTTCTTCTGCGGTTGCATATCTAAAAGTAGGTTCTGAAAAATTCGCTGCATATGCTCCATTATAACTCAGCATATCTGAATATATAGGCCATGAGTTAGCATGATAAATGTTTGGATAGCTCTTAACTATCATTATTCTGCCATCTTCATATACAAAGTCGCCGTTTTTGTACTTAGGCTCTTCCACCAGTTCCATCAAACTGTCAACTCCCGATTCAATTTCTTTCAATCGGTAAATCTTATCGTCAATTTTTATTCTCATTGCTTTTTTTTAAAGTGAATATTCTGCAAACCATTTTTTGCCGTTAGTCTTTCTCTCCGTCTTAATCGGGAGTCCGTCACGCTTTAATTCGTATATCCTCGCACCAAGACGAAGACAATCGTACCTGTTCAATGCTTCAAGCGGAGTAATACTCTTTCCGCTCTCCAAATGCTGTCTGATTAACTGATTCTGTGTTCCCATATCTTAAAGAATTTGAGCTTCTTGACGGAATCGAACCGCCACCACCTGAAACAGATGCACTACCGTTATACTAAAGAAGCAACACGACAGACTATCTCACGACACCCTGCCGCCAACTAAAAATTTTACAAACAATGAAAAACAAGTTCCCGAAAACCAATCACTCGGCAATCGGGCAGGCAGTATTTATTAATCATTACATCAAACATTGGTTAATACTGTGGGAACTGCCTGTTAGCGCAATATGGTTTTGTAACCTCCACCAAAAGGATTGCCTAAGCATTGCACTGTATTGTGAAAGGATGGGGCAGGATTCGATACCTGCACGGCATAACTTCGCATTTCCATTACTGCTACTGCCTACGATATCAAGGAGACCTGCCTGTTTACTAAAAACTTATTAACAGTTCTCCGTACCGTTAGCGTCTATTTCCGCCACCCATCCTAATTTCTTCTTTCTCCGCACATATCAGGGTCTTGTTAACCGGCCACCCAAAGGATTACATTGCTTTCTACAATGGATTGTGCTATCTTCCGGCTTCCTTTCGCCGTGTTATCGCTACCTTTTCCGTAGCTCACCATTAAGTCAAAGAACTTTTTTTGTTCCCGAAACCGAAACAAATCAGCTTCGGGTGTGCAGACCGTATCACTACGACCTTTTCCGCAAATTAAATATGCAACAAAGATCTATCTTATCTCTATCAGCGAGGTCTCTCCCTCGTCGTTTATCACATAAAATCCGGTCAGTCTTCCGTTCTCTTTCCTCGCCACAACATTTCTCCTGTTCCCGGATTTATAAACCCTCCTTGCCAGCCTGTCGGCACCCGTCATCCACTGACCGTCGTAGTGAACCAGATTATCTATCTTTCTCATTTTTCTCCTATGGTTAAACCTACTTAAAATCAAATTGGTTATGGAATTTTTATTTGTATTGTTTTCAGAGATCATATATTTGTATCTTTTTGTTTTTGTAGTTGCAAATCATTGTTTCATCATCACTCCGCAAATGTACAAATAAAAGTTTGAATACGCAAATTATATTTGTTGTTTTAACTAATCTTAACTAACTTTTAACAGTAGCTATTTGCAAATTGTTGATAATCAGTGGTGGCTATACAAACAAAATTTGTAATCGACAAAAAAACGGACACCGTATGGAATCCGTCTGAAAAATGTGGTCTTTGAAATGTTTATGTCAGTCCTAAATTGAGCCTTTTGCCTTGAGATACCTTTCAAAATTGGCGTAGGTTTCAGATATGAGAGACAGCTTTTCCCTTGCGAGTTCTTTGCATGCGATCATATACTGCGTGTCGGTATTCCCTGATGGTCTGACAATCGTGATGTTTCTTTCTTTTGCGAGTGCCATCGCTTCCACCAGGAGGTCTTGGTTCTCGTACCCAGTCGGGTCATCCACGAGGATTGTGTTTGTGTAGTTATTGTCACTAACGACGACAACATTTGAACTTGTTCCGATAATGGAAGACAATCCAGATATTATAGCTTGTAGCGACATCCTGTTGCAAGTGGTGTCGGTGAACCACTCAGAACCCGATGAGATTTCTTCATCATCATTTGTCATGATAAAAGCACATGCTCCGATTCTTCTGCTTGCCTCTGCAAGTCCCTTAGTGTAGATTTTTACCATATTTTGCAAGTTATTGATTTACATGGGGTGTTCTGCTTTGACACCATTATATATAATATTCACGGTACTATTACAGCCGCCACCGACTTCCCCCGAAGAGAGAGAAGAAGAGATATTATTATATTTACGGCTATGTTCAAAGAAGATTCTTATGTTTTCAGGTTTTGCCAATCCGTAGCTGTTTGTTTGGCGTACCCAAATCTTGCCATTGTACATGTACAAGAAATTACCCTTACACATCTCGGCCTCCTTCAATGCCGAATATTCCCACCTTGAGAGCTTTGATGTTTCTTTGCGGCTCATGTAAGTCTTGAACCTGAGTCTTCGGTAAATCACCCCAGACTTGTGCAGTTCATTGACATCCCTCTTGGCGGTGCTGATTGACACACCCATCATTTCTGCTATCTCATCGTACCCGAAACTAAACCCAACGTAGTTCGTCACACCGGAGCATACTGCAAGCCCTCGTCTTGCTCTTGCTGTCTTCCATTTGCCATGCCTTACTTCTTCGTGAATGATTTCTGTATCGCCGGCGTGCTGAACTATTTTGATTTGGTTTAAAAGTATCGAATGACGAAACTTCTTTATTATCTCTTTGTGTGAAATTGGCTTGCTCAATTCAAGAGTATATATGATGTCATACTCGTTGTAAAGTCTGCAAGCTATGATAAGACCGTTTTCTCTTCTGATGTAGCCGAATTTCTCTGCATCTGATAGACATCGTTTCAATTTGGCGTCACCAAGCCCGAATTTTGATTTAAGGCTCTTATAAGACAGGTTCTTTCCTTTTAGGACTGATGATACGTACATTGCTTTAATTTGCAATGCGAAGGCGTAGGCATCAACCCTCGACTTGTCGTGGTGAATGTCCTTGATATGTTCTATGGAAAAATGCAGCCTTCTCATATTGAAAAAGCCCCGTCGGATGAGGAAGCATCGTCAGGGGCAGTTACGTGTATCGACACGTGGCGTAAATCGTATGTTGAGTGCAATTGCTTCCTCAATATGCAACACAAATATACAAACAATATTTATAATATGCAAATTTTATATGAAAAAGTTATCGACAATTGGAAAAACAATTAAATAAAGACGGTCAGACCGAGGCAAGTCCGACCGCTCTGCGCTGTTTACGGGTACAGCGGAGGAAACCTTTACATACCCCAAACCAAAGGTAGAGGGTTCACACGCTCATCACGAGCGCCTTTCTTTTCTCTTTCGGATAATCCGACGTTCTTCTCCGTGCCAGCCCGCCACAATCCATGCACCGGACATTGGAAAATTTCGATACATTGGTGTATGAAAATGTACCCGTGTCGGCGAGATTGGATGAACCACAATGCGGGCATGTCTCGTCCTCGTTTTCAAGGTACATCGATATATTCGGGTGGTTCTTTATCCACGGCCTCAACTTGAGGTACACCTGTTCGAGAATTTCAACGTCCTTGATGTTGTACGCAAGCATGTAGTCGAGGGCTTCCTGTTCCCCGGCAAGGCATCGTTTCCACAGCAAAAAATTTGTATCGCTCTTGTGTTCTATTCCCAGATACCCGGCAAGTGCATCGAGCTTGTTTGAAGAGAACCCGAAGTTCTCCTTTGCAACCTTTAGGGTATCTATCTGTCGATATGGCGTAGGCGGCATGAGTCCGTTTATCAGGAATCTGCTGTTAAGTCTTGGAGTGTCAAACCTCTGTCCGTTATGCGCTATAATTATATCAGCCTCATTAAACAGGTGCCACATTGACTTTGTAATGCGTGAATCGTCCTCCCTTAGCGCCTCTTCCGGTGTAAGCACGTCGCTCATCATGTTCGGATTGTTCAGCCACTTTGCGCTCCATGACAGCATGAACCACTCCGATATGGTCTGGTCTAACGAGACGAACTGCTTGAACCTGCCCCACACGTAGGCGCTAAGCGGCGATGTCTCTATGTCGAATATCAGAATCTTCGGAAATTTGCTCTTGTCGATTTTCAGTTCCGTTATATGGTCTTGCATCGAACGGTGATTATTCAGCATCTCCCTTTCCTTGTCGCTGATGCGAACCCTGTACTTGTAAGAATCCTTTCTCTTGTTATAGCTCTCTACCTTGTGTCCACGTATCGAAGCAATGAATATCATCTCCTCGTCGTTAAGTGTCTCTTTTTTATTCATCCCCAACTGTGTTTGTTCAACTTAAAATTTATATTTAACTCCGAATTGATGTGCCCTGTTTCCGCTTATATTGTTATACAGGTAATTGTACTCCAATCCCAGGTCTTTAATGAAGAATCCGCCGCCAACCCCCACGTAGTTGAGCGTGTTATATGTAGCCGAAAAGTACGGCATGATCAATGGCTTCCTGTAAGTGGTTTTTTCTATGTGTATCGGTGTAAACGTGTAGTCAAATGATTGTATTCTGTTGTACTGAACCACCTGCTTAATATCCAGTTTCCCCTGCTCGTTGTTGAATACGTTGAAAGAGTACTCCCTTTTTAATATGAAGTCGGCTATTATCTTTCCTGTATCTACCGAGTGCGTGATGTAATTATTTACGGTATCTACTTTCCAGAATATTGACGGCAACTCAGTTATGCTTGTCTCGAACTCCCTTAGCTCTTTCCCTAACTTGAAGTCGGCATAGACTGTCCCCTTGACCGTTTTCCCCGCCACGAGACGCTCCCTGTCGTTTTCCTTGACAGTAATCCTCGCAAAGAAAAATCCAAGCGCAAATCCTATTAAAACGAGTATTATTTCTTTTTTCATATACTTTTGAAACATAATGTGAATATAGTGAAAATCAGCCATGTATAAAAGCCATATCGTCTTGAGTTATCAACATTACGACTTAACGATAGAACTTTTTATATTTTTCCGGCATATTATTCCTTAGTGCCGTTTTTATTTCATCTACCGTTATGTCTAAATCTTTATTGAGATCAAATATCTTGTTCTGTTTTGCAACGATGTCAGGGGTTATCACAAAATGCGGCTTGCCCATCGCCTTAGGATAGAAGACAGCCAAATAAACATCCACCCACGACTTCATCTTTCCCTTGTACGGTCTTAAATAAGCCAGAACATAATATAACTGCTGTACGTTGTTCATTCGCTTTAGGACGTCCGTGGTTGTTCCTAATGAGCGTGCCGTGGATGGCATGATCTGTATTAACCCGACGGCACCGCTTATCTGATTTACCGCCTGTGGATTTAGTCTGCTTTCAAACCACATAACAAACATCAACCAGTTTGCCTCAATGCCCAATTCATGGGAAATGTTGTTTACCTTTTCGGTAAATTCTTCCCTGTTCTCTTTTATGTATTCCTCGAAATTCATGCCGTTTCTTTTTTATATGTTCCGAGCGGTGGCCGTCTTAATTTGCAATCAGTGACGAAACAGACGTTGTTTTCAGCCATCCTGCGTTCCTTAATTTCATTTTCAATTGTTTTCTGCATACCTGATATTTTTCGGTTATTCTCTCCAACATTAAATTCAAGATTTTTCAATTTCTGATTGGCCTCTTCGAGTGCGGATTTATATCCGTCAATAAGTCCTTGCTGCTGCTCTATCAGCTTGTCTTTTCCCTCTATGATCTTGTTGAACCTGTCCTGCTGCGAACCGATCAATTCCATCATTTTGTTCATCGCCTCGGTTGAGCTATCCACTACATCCGCTTTAGAGCCAGCTTTATCCTCCTTTAGCTTGAATAACCACGAAACACCACCTCCAGTAAGCATTCCGACTATTGCCGATATAATTATCTCCCAATTCATACCTTTTCCTTTATAACTGTTTTAAACTTTTCTTCATTTTTTTAGTCAAATATTTGGTATTTACCATTTTATTTTGTATATTTGCGATTATTAAAATTTTGAATCATGAAAAAAATTCTATTTCTATTATTGATTGCACCCGCATTTTTTCTTTGTTGCGGCAAAAGCGAATCCGACATAATTGATGAATTTGAAAAAGAGATTAGCGATGTTAATCCAGATGTCCCCATTTACTGCGATTTATAATTTACCTTGCTTTTAATCTATTAGTTACAATCCATCCTATAGTACCAACCCCGACTAGTTCGACGTATTCCCCGAAGTCTATAATCATTGAATTTGCCGATATTGGATTTGATCTTCCTGTCAATACACTTATAGTCCCAGGTTGATCGTTATACTGATCGACAATGTCTGTTGTGAAACCGTAATTTGCATTCAATATCTGCTCAGTGCCTGCTGAAATTTCTATTTTGCCCCAAAAATTTATACTTCCGTCATCAGCTGTTTCCCCGTTGAAAACAGCAATTCTGTACCCGTTAATCACCGTTGGTAGCTTTACCGTTGTCCTACCAGTACCAGGCTGATTCCTTGCTATTACATTTGTGCTTGCTGTTGCCGGGTTTGTTATAATAGGATGAAAACCACTCTCATCTCCCCACCATGCTGCCTGGTTGTATGTTTCAACAAATGGAATTCTTACAAGCCCCTCGAAATATCCGGCGTTTCCCTTCACCATTCCAGTAAATTCCCCGTCGGTTGCATTTACCGTACCTTCTACGGTCAGGTTTCCGACAGCATCCCAAGAAAGTTTACCCCCAGCTCTGTGTCCTGAACCGTCGTGTCTGTCAATTGATTTTGCCGTACCAGCTATACCCTCCGCATATGTTCCGCCAGCGACAAGGAACGGTAGGTTCTTGTTAGCTCCCTGTATCCCAGATATAAGCCCGGTAACCTGTTCGCTGTTCAGTTCCCTGTACTCCGTTATCACCGTACTGATCAACCCTCCGTTAATGGTTGTTTTGAAAGTATCGGTAACCGCAGCCCCCTTCAACACTTTTGCCAGAACCTCGTTAGGACGGAAAGAGATTATATTCCCCAAAGCGGTTTCCTTGTACGTCCCACTTTTTGCAGAATCGAAAACGGGTGTCCAGTTAACGCCGTCTGTGCTTACCTCTGTTTTTGTGCCGTAGTAGGTACGACCGTCAGCGTAATAGTGCCATATTTGTATATAGTCGATATCGTAGTATATTTGTCCGAGGTCGATCTGTGCATATACTGAAACCCCAGTGCCAGTTATTGACGAATATGTCGATAAATTATTGTCCGTAGAGTTTTGTGCTGGATTTCCAGTGTTGAACGTTCCATTTGAAGTCGGTACTTTAGATAACGCCAAATTTGTTCCTGCTTTATTTGTTATTTTTATCTCGCTCCAATGATTGTCACTGTTTACAGAACTACCATTAACCCAATCCCTCACATACCTTGCACGCATGTAACCGTCTGCTGCGAGTTGTGCTTGTTCGGCGGTTAGTTTTGCATCACCCGCATTTTGATTTACCTTGTTCGTGATGTTGTTAAGCAGAAACGTTTTTTCGTCGTAATACTGTGAAAAGGCTGTTCTGATTGATGCGCCCGAAACGGTCGAATTCGTCGTTAAATTTGCGAGTACCGGCGAAAGCAGATTGTTAAGTGCCGTGTATTTCGCTTCGTAATTGCTCTTATCGACCGAATAATCGTTTGCCTGCGCCCAGATGCGTGGATATTCGGCGTAGATTTCTTGCCACAGATTACTCAGGTACTGTTTCTCTGACGGGTCTGCAACGTTGTCCGAAAGGATATCGTTGATGCGGGTCTTTTCGGTGTCGATGGCGGCTTGAACGTCTTCGGGTGCGGGTGTCCAATCGGTGGCTTTGTTGCCTTGCTTTAGGTTGAAATTCCTTATTTCATACTGATTTATGCCTGTCGCACCAATTATATAAATATGGGTATAAGATGTATTTTCAATCGCATAATAAAAGCTAGCTTCAACTTTAACCCATTCGTCGACTATTAATTGCGGTCTGTTGTGCTGTACGGAGAGCGCACTGTTTACGTAATAAACATCATTTTGAAATTGGATGTTCTCATTTGTTACTTTTATCTCGAATGTTATTGTGTACTGCTTGTTTAATGGCACATTTAGCTCATCCATTCTGAATATCGCTAACGCACTGGCGGACGTGTTATTCGAGAAGACATAATCGCCCTCGTACTTTAAATAAATGTGTTCAGCATTTTTTGCGACAGCCCAATAATTCCTCCCCCCAATCTCCAAATTATTCACCGCCTCCCATTCACTCGAAACCGCATACCCTGTGTAGATAGTTTGTGCGGGATTCTTGTAAACAACTTTAACCCTCGACCAGATATATTGCCCTTGAATCCATGCAGGTTGCGTTGTGCTCCATCCAGTTGTAGGTTGCACAGTCTTTGAAGTGGAAATTGCATATTCCTCCGTCACGCTCTCAACGCCTTGTCCTACCGCTCCAGTATCACCTTTTTTAGGTGTGATGTTTGCGGGAGTGGAATAGGTAGGATTGCCTGCCGAATAGGTTGTTTTTGTACGAGTCCAAAGCTGTTCACCCTCTGCCAATGCCGGTGCGGTTGTAGCCCATCCTGTCGTTGGTGCTGTAGTCGGGCTTGTGTTCTTTGCAAATTCAACATCAACACCAGTTATCGAAACACCATCGGCACCCGCCCTGCTTTTACTTATCGTAAGAACCTTGTCGATTGTAACTCCACTATAAACGGCACGAAGCACTACCGTTGCGTTGTCTGCGCTCATGGCTGAAACCGAATACGCCCCTGCGGATGTTATCGCTGCGGTACACCCCGTTTCACTCACTTTTGAGAATGTTATTCCAGAAGTTACTTTCGTTACACCGTTGTACACCCAGAACTCTCCGTTTGCGGGAGTAAAGGACGAAACGGCACCTGCGCTGTTCGCTTGAAGCGTAACGCTTTCGTTCGTAAGAAGCCCTACAATTGCGTTCTGCCCTGCGTCTCCCTTTGCGCCCATCTTTCCTACAGAATAGGAAGTAGATGTTGAGCTATCCGTATAGGTTATTACAGTTCTCGTCCACAGGTATTGATTTTCGGAAACGGATGGAATAGTTCCCGACCACGTTCCAGTTGGAACAACAGTGCCCGATGAACTTGCCTGATAGGTTATAACAGTTGAACTTATCCCTTTCCCGGCAGCACCAGAAACGCCCTGTTTTGAAACGGAATAACTTGTCGTTGTGGTACTGTCCGTATATGATGTAATCGTCCTCGTCCAGAGAAACTGCCCCTCCGGAACAGTGGGAACGGATGTCAACCACGTTCCAGTCGGTGCGGTTGTGCCGGAAGCTCCAACCTGATATTTTATTTCCGTTCCAGATATTCCCTTTCCCGTAGCACCGTCAGCAACCCTGTAAATGGTTACCTTGTCCGTCAGCGAACCGAGTGTTGCAACTATTTCTATTCTCTTGTAGGCAGCGAGCCATTGAGCGTTTGTTAACGTTCTTGTGTTTCCTGTTCCTCCGAGCGTTATTACGGTCTGTGCCGTTCCAGCATCGTTGTACGGAGTTGCGACAAAAGTGGCTGTTCCTGATACGTTTTGCAGTTTAGCCCCAATCGATATTGTTTGCCCAGCTTGTGGTGTGTTGTCGGGATTGCATTTCATCACCTGTGCGGAGGCCGACAAGTAAAGAAGCGGTGCGCTTGCCCCCGTGTCACCCTTATCGCCTGTAACAACCCTTGCTGCGGTGTATGATGGAAGTCCAGATGAGTAGGTTACCTTTTCCCTCGCCCATAGGTACTGCCCGGCAGGTCTGGTAGGGATGGTTGTTGAAAATACTGTCGGCGCAGTTGTTGAACTTGCGCTCACCGCATATTCTGACGTAACATTTGTTATCGAAATTCCGTCAGCCCCATCCGCTCCATCAGCCCCGTTTGACCCGTCTGCTCCATTAATTCCAGATACGACCCGCTTTGCTGTTTCAAAAGTAGTGCTGTCTGAATAGGCAATTATTTCATACTGCCACATGTATTCGTTCCACGCCTTTGCCGGAACCGTGTTACTCCACGATATGGGTGGATTTACCCCGTCCGTGCTTACTGCGTATTTGGGTGTAATTGAAGATATTGAAACGCCCTGATCGCCCTGCTGACCTTTTGCGTACATCCATGTATAATCACCTGGGGTGTCAGAATCGGTTGCAGTAAAGTCGGCATAGATTCCAATCCATGATTTTCCTGATGGATTGTGAGAAAAACCACCACCCAGCGAATCATCCGCATAAGCAATGTGGATGTATGAATTAGCCCCGTTATCGCCCTGAATTTGCCCAGCATCCGTCCATGAACCCGTCCATACCCATAAATGACCCGTGTCCTCTGCAATATAACCATCCCCCAGACTTGCCGAGCTTGGCAGGCTTGCGGATGTGGGCACTTTTCCTTTTATGCTTACCGAAGTACCGTCTTTTCCTACTATTTTTATTGCCCCCGTCCATGTACCGTTAACGCCAGTTTTTTGTCGCATATAAATATCATTCGTCTGAAAGGTCGTGTGCCAACTTGTTCCGTTTGTCGAATACTCAACATAAAGTTTCGTGTCGGCTATTTTTGCATCCACATCCTCTGGAGCTACATCCCATTCGTCTTTTATATTGCCAAACTTTACGGCGAACCTGCTTATATCTAAATAGAAGTCATTTATATCACCTGCTATCTGAATAGTAAAAGGAGAAAACCTGAACCCTCCAGTCAAGTCGGAGCTGACTACGAATGTGGTGTAATATCGTGTCCATTCAGTAGTTAGGTTTATTGTTTTTCCGTGGTCTGAAAGACTTTTTGCAGGGGTATATTCCACTGCAAATAGCGTTGATGTAGTTGCCAGATTAACCCTTGCATCAAACGATATAGTTATTTCCTTTCCAACAACTGACCGC